ATGTAACGATATAGAAGCGCATACAGGGCAGCCTAGAGATTATATGAGACAAATGTTTCAAGACTATGTGAAGTTCTTATATGGATATGAACAGCGAATTTCATTAGCTGATTGTACAAGAACGATTGCTAAACAAATTATAAATGTAATGTTCGAATGGATATTCACTAATGGAATACCACTTAATTACAAAACAAGCGAAATGATGAAAGAAGATAAAAATTATCTCTATTGGGCAACTGTTACAAGACATTGTGTAATATGTGGTCAACCTAATTCAGACCTAGCACACTTAGAAGCAGTTGGTAGAGGAATGAACAGGAATAAGATGAACCACTATGATAAACACGTTTTAGCGTTATGTCGTAAACATCATACAACGCAGCACCAAATGGGGATAGAAAGTTTTAATAATTACTACCATTTACAAAACAGTTGGATCAAAGTTGATGAGCGCTTAAACAAAATGTTGAAAGGAGTAAAGAGTAAATGAGTAACAACTTAAAAAGTAGTGTTAGCGGCTATGGTCTTGTATTTAAGCGAGTTATGAAAGATACAGACATTGATATTGAAGCAAAAGCATTATACAGCTATTTATCAGCTTATGCTGGTTCAAGTGAAGTCGCATTTCCAAGCGTTAACTTGATATGTCACGAACTTAATATCAGTGATAAACGTTTTAAGAAATATAGGAAACAGCTTGAAGATAACGGTTATCTAAGCGTCAAAAGACAAAGAACAGATAACGGTTTTAGTAAAAATATCTACACTATAGAACACAATCCCGTATCGGGTAGTTTCGTAACGGTACAAAATGTAACGGGAAGAAACGTAACGGGACAAAACGACACCACTACAATTAATAGTATTACAAATAACAGTATTACAAGTAACAGTAAGACAATTAATAATAGCGCAACTGACGTTACGCGTGAGCAATTTGAAGAGTGGTGGCAACTCTATGATAAAAAGCTAGACAAAAAGAAAGCTGCATCACTATTCAAATCAGCATTAAAAAAACACGACTTCGAAACAATCATGAAAGGCACTAGAGAGTATCTAAAGACAATAACTAACAAACAATATCAAAAGTACCCTAAAACGTTTTTAGGCCAAGAAAGTTATCTGAACGACTTTACACAAGAAACTGTACCAAATGGATTGGATCAGTTAGAACGTATGAAGTACGACGAGAGTTATTGGGACTAGGAGTGATTATAAATGCAATCAATGGAAAGTTTAGCTAGAAATATCAAACCTAGTAAAAATATCGTAGAAGAACAACACAACCTTAAATGTAGTAAATGTGGGAACACATACGACTATTACAAGTTTAGTAACGGGCATGAATTTAGACATGGTTGTGACTGTTCAATGATACAAGCTGGTAAAGAAGCAGAGCGAAAGAGAAAGCAAAAATACATCAATAGTATTTTTAGTCAATCAACAGTTAATGGCTCATTAAAAGATGCGACTGTAAATAATTACAAACCCCAAAACGAAAAGCAAGTATACGCTAAAAAAACGGCCATAGAATACGTTAAAACATTCTCGGTAGACAAACCTAAGTCTTTAATCTTACAAGGCTCATATGGTACCGGAAAAAGCCATATAGCGTATGCCATAGCTAAAGCAATTAAAAACGAAGGACATTCAGTAGCTTTTATGCACATTCCAATGTTGATGGAGCGTATTAAAGCGACATATAACAAGAATGCTGCAGAAACAACAGATGAACTTGTACAACTACTAAGCAACATAGATTTACTAGTGCTTGATGATATAGGCGTAGAGAATACTGAACACACATTAAATAAACTATTCAGCATTGTAGATAACAGAGTTGGAAAGAATAATATCTTCACTACCAACTTTAGTGATAAAGAACTTAATCAAAACATGAATTGGCAACGGATCAATTCAAGAATGAAACATAACGCTAGAACCGTAAAGGTGCTAGGCGATGACTACAGGGAGCGTGACGCATGGTAAAGGAAAACATTATGCAAATACTTGAGTGTTCCGATGTGTATGCTCAGAAAATGATTGATTGGTGCAGTGGTAATCAAGCTGCACTCATCAAGTTAATCAATGACAAATTGGAAGAAAAAGGCAACAGACAGGCAATAACGGAGGTGTCCTAATGGGACTTATCGACGGACTTAAAAAGCAATACACGTTATATCAGATTGACGGTTGGAAGATGTGTAGTGTAACGCCTCTAGGAGAAGATACTTATAAATTAGGTAACTATGCAGGAATACACTTTAGAAACACATTTTCAGGAACGGTAACGAAAGATGAACTAGAAAAACTTAAACGCAAACATAAGTTATTCAGAAAAGAAGAACTGCAACAACAGATGACAATAAACGAATTATTATTTTGAGGTGAGTTATGGAAATAGAGATTAATTTTAATGATACGTATAAGGAACCTATCGGCTCTCCTCGTCCACGTTTTAGAAATGCAGGTAAATTCATTCAAACATACATGCCAACGTCTTATACGAAGCATAAAGCGTATATACAGAGTCAGTTACCTAAAAAGATGTTGAACAGTAGATTGAAAGTATCAATATATTTTTACTTCGCACCACCTAAGAGTTGGACTAAGAATCAAAAGTTAATATCGATAGGCCAATACAAACGTACGAAACCAGATATAGATAATTTAATCAAAACAGTGCTAGACGCTGCTAACGATCACTTATGGAAAGATGATAACCAAATTGCACACATTGAAAGCTTTAAGCAATATGCAGAAGAACCAAAAATAATCATGAATGTAGAGGAAGTGGAGTGAATGTCTAACAGAGAAGAAACAATCACAGTCGAAGCAACAATGAAAGTTAGGTGTAAGTATCCAGTTTGGGTAAACAATCAAATTACTGCAAATGAGGAAAAGGAACGTATTTTAGATTTAATCAGTAACAACCCTGACACAGAGTTGATGAACGAAGATTTTGAACTAGTTGAATTAATAGAGGTGGAGTAAATGGAATTAGCAAAGAATAGAACGATTGAATTTAAAAATAATAGATTATACTACGTTGTAAAAACTGAAGAACAGAAACACTTATTGCCAGTTGAAGATGTACACGAAGCTGAATATACAGGAACACCATGGAAACTTATTGTAAGACGTATTAAGTATTCTGGTTACAGTCCTGAAGAAGCTTTATTTGAAGAGTACAACGAGCAAGATACAGAAGCGAAAGAGAGAAAAAAACTATCTCAATTGGAACATGAGGACAGAATGAGGATAGTTAGATTAGAACGACAAAAAGAACTTAATCTAAGACGCAAGAAACCTCACTTGTTCGAAGTGCCTCAAGTACACTCTCGTGGTGAATGGTGTAATTACCTTATGGAAAACGACATCTTTCCTAGAAAAGTGGTTAGATCATGAGTGTTAGAGATTTAAATAGAGGCGATAAAATCAAAATCCAAGAGGTTAATGGTATTGAAACTACAGTGAAAATAAAAAGTGTATATCTTTTAACTGGGTCAAAAACTGGGCCAAAAACTGGGTCAAATCTTGCTATAGATAAATGGTTTGCTGATGTAGAAACAATTGACGGAAGAACTTGGACTATTGATGATAGTTACGATTTTTACTCATTGGCTAATGAAACTAAACCAGCAGAAAAGACATTAAATGATAAAGTCGAACGTCCATCAAACTATCATAGCGATAAAGGTATAGATTTGATTGAATTTTGCCGTCAACAATTCACAGAAGAAGAATTTAGAGGTGCTATGAAATTTACTCAAATGAGATATGCGCTTAGAACAGGAAGAAAAGAAGATGATGTGCAAGATCAAAAGAAATTAGGAGAATACGCAAATAGATTTATTGGGGCTTTAGAAAATGACAACTAGCACATTATTAGAATTATCCTCAACTATCAACCAACGATACAGATACAACACGCAAGGCAAGACACCTACCCAGATACAACAGGAATTACGACAAATAGGTGTCAAATGCTTTGTGGTTAAGGTAGCAGGGAAGCAGAGTGACGATGAAAGTTGAAAAAGAAAATATAAGAAAGAATAGGGAGTGTTTGAGATAGATACTAACAACCTATACACCTACAAAGCGACATGCACCAATGTAGTAGACGGAGATACTTTGGATATATTACTAGACTGTGGCTTTGATACCTATGCTAAACGTCGTGTACGTTTGTTAGGTGTCGATACGCCAGAGAGAGGACAAGAGAATTATAAAGAGGCAACAGCATTAACTAGATCATGTGTAGAAAATAAAGATATATACGTTCAGACATACAAGAGCGATGTGTTTGGTAGATATCTCGCTAATGTGTGGTATGAGAACGGTAAATATTGCTTAAACGATGAGTTGAGAAATGCAGGGCTATTGAAAGAGAATTCTAAATGGAATGAGGGATAGGAATGGCAGAAGAGTATTGGAAAGATATAAAAGGATATGAAGGACTTTATCAAGTTAGCAATTTAGGAAATATCAAAAGCATTGATAGAAGTATAAAACGCAGTACGAGCTTAATGAAATTGAAAAGTAAACCTATATCACAATATGTAGGCAATAGAGGTTATCCGATGGTCAGTTTATGTATAAATGAAAAATGCAAACGATATTTAGTTCATAGAATTGTAGCAATAGCATTTCTTCCAAATCCGCTAAATAAAGCATATGTAAATCATATAGATGGTAATAAACAAAATTCAAATTTAGAAAATTTGGAATGGTCAACACCTACCGAAAATTCTATTCATGCACATAAACACGGTTTGGCTAACGTAGCTAGAGGAGAAAGACAACACTCATCCAAACTAACTGTAGATAGAGTTAAATATATAAGAGAAAGTTCAAAAACAGTTAGAGAGCTATCAATAATGTTTAATGTTTCAAAGCAATCAATTAGAGACGTGAAAATGAAACGTTCTTGGAAACATATAGATTAAAAGGAGCGTGCAGACGATGAAAGATAAAGATTATAAACGTGCATGGCTAGAGTTAAAAGAAAAGCTATTAGAAGAATATCCTAGCTTGCATGATTTACATTGGCCAGAAGGTAAAAGTTACAGCGATTATGATAATGGTCGATTAGAGAAACTAGAGAATGTACTTATAAAAATGGACGAACTTAACGGCACTAACGATTTTAAAAATTTATTAAGTGATTTGGAGCGTGGTAGTGATGTGGAAAGTTAAAGAGTTTAAATATATGGAAAATATACCTGAAATTTATGATGAACACAAAACTACAGATGAACAAATCAATGAATTTGTAACCGACAATGATATAAAGGAATTTGAGATTGTTGGATATACTGCAACATACTCTGAGGAATATGGCACAGATACGATTTATACATTAATCAAATACTGGGAGGAATAACAAATGAAACCTGAAAAACATATGCAAATGATGCAGATGTTGCAAAATTGCGTAATTGAAAAATATGTATCACACGATGAATACGAAGAGTTGGTAGCTAGAGATAAGCACGGTAATAAAATGTTTATTAAATTTTATCCGAATGAGGAGGAACAATAAATGACAAATACATTAGAAATTAAATTATTATCAGAAAACGCGACTATGCCGAAGAGAGCAAATTCTACAGATAGCGGATTAGATTTGTATGTATCAGAAACAACAACAATCAAAGCAGGAGAAACAAAAGCAGTTAAAACAGACGTGGCTATTAATTTACCTCACGGATATGAGGCACAAGTGAGACCTAGATCAGGTAAGTCACTAAAAACAAAGTTACGTGTAGCGTTAGGCACAATAGACCAAACATACAATAAAGAAATCGGTATTATCACAGACAATATAGGTGATGAAGATATTACAGTAGAAAAAGGAGAAAGACTGGCACAGTTAGTTGTAGCACCAGTTGTATATCCTACACCCAAACAGGTTGATTGGTTTGAAAATGAAAGTGACAGAGGCGCATATGGAAGCACAGGAGAGTAAAGATATAGTAGCAGAGATTAAAAGAGTACTAGGTAAGGAGTGAGTGGAAAGTGTTTGGAATTATTAGAGAATTAGCAGATACGTATAGTATGAGTGAATGGAATGTGATTTGGGTTGATGATGATGGTGAATCACATGGCAAAAGATTTTATTGGAAAACAGAAGCTAGAGAATTCTATGATAGTTTGCCATATTATCAAAAGCGATTAGAAAGAGTGAGTTGGTAAAATGACACAATTCTTAATCAGAGAATTTACGGATAGCACAGGTCATATCCACACAAACATTGAGAAAGCGCGCACAAACGAAACTCTCTCTATTGTGGAGGCAGAGAGTAAAGAACAGGCAATTAATAAAATTAAGGAGTGAACAGAATGATTAAACGCATATTAAAGATTTGGTTTACTATTGCTATGTATGAGTTAGGTAAGTGGTTGGGTAGAGAGTTGTATTACAAATTGAGTGCGAATGACGAAGTGGATAAGGCGCCGAATGATTATGCGAATGAAAGTGACCAATATGATATTAACGGAGTAAGACGATGACAGGTTGGATAGTATTGATACCTATTGCTTATATCGTTTGGATAATAGTTAAAAGCAAAATGGAGGGATGAACGTGTATTCAAAAGAAGCCATTATCAATATGATTGATAACTATCAAATGACTTGTAAATACTTAGTTACTGTAATACCAGATTGCGATAGTAATTCGATTGCACAGTATGGCATACAAGCGACGTTACCTAAACCACAGGGGCAGAATAGTAGTAAGGTAGAGAATACTGTTATACGTCGTGAGAGAATGAGTAAGCGTCATGCTCAGATGTTAGCGGAAGTAGAGTTTATCAATCAATCCCAACAAAAGTTAGGTCATGTTGATTTTATATTCTTAAGTCACTTAAAAAAAGGTAGACGTAGAGATGAAATAATAAGAGATATGCCAAATTCACGATTGAATAGAACTAACTTCTTGGCGCGTAAAGACGACTTAGCAGAAAAGATATACTTACTACAGTGACAAAATTGACATAAATGACAAAAATGACGAAAATGACAGTATTTTAGAGTGGACAGAATTTTTAATATAATGGTAGTGCGAAGTATGTAATTACTTTGCTCGTGTAAACCTTTCTATCATTTATTCCTTTTAAAACAAAACGAACATTTTTTCTCCTTTGAACCTATCCGATAGATTAGTCGGGTAGGTTTTTGTATTTTAAAATCTATTAAGCAATTAGCGTGAAAGTGGTGGTATATGACATGAAACTAACTTTGAAACAACAAAGATTCGCAGATGAGTATATTAAAACAGGCAACCTTTATCATTCGGCAGTTAATGCAGGTTATAGTCATAACTATGCAAAAGGTAACATAAATAAATTGTTAGAAAATGAGAGAGTAAAAAGTTACATTGATGAACGGCTTGAAGAACTCAAAAAAGAAACTATAGCAGACCAAGACGAAATTATGCAGTATCTTACTTCGGTAATGCGAGGACAGGTTAATGACGTTGAGTTGATGAATGTACCGGTGGGCGACTTCGTTTCGGAAATACAAGCGCATGAAAAACGTTCTGATACCTCAGCACGAACCAAGGCAGCTGAGTTACTCGGTAAACGTTATCGTATGTGGACTGAAAAACAAGAAGTTGAGCTTACTACACCTATATTCGTGGACGATGTGCCAGAAGATGACTGATAGAAAGTTAGTCAGTCCGTCAAAAGTAATTGGCGGTGGTTACAACAGATTTTGGCACAACAAAGACATGTATAGGGTAGTTAAAGGCTCACGTGGTAGTAAAAAGAGTAAGACAACGGCACTTAACTTCATTTACCGGTTAATGCAATACAAATGGGCTAATTTGCTCGTTGTAAGACGTTTTAGTAATACCAACAAACAATCAACATACACAGATTTAAAGTGGGCGGCTAACCAACTGGGAGTTGCCCACTTATTTAAATTCAATGAAAGTATGCCAGAGATAACGTATAAGCCGACTGGCCAGAAGATTTTATTTAGAGGCTTGGATGATTCTTTGAAAATAACATCTATAACAGTAGAAAATGGCATACTATGTTGGGCGTGGTTTAACATATCAGATCACGTAAAACCTCTCTAATTCGGTGAAACTCCTAACATTAAGTTGAGGACAATACCGAGCGAAGATTAATTGTAATACCATAACCGAAATGGTATAATTAGCTTATCAAATAAAAGAGGCTGATTATATGAATGAAATTTGGAAAGACATTGAAGGTTATGAAGGTTTATATGAAATTAGCAATTTAGGTAGAGTTAAATCTTTGCCTAAGATGTCTGGTAGTTGTATGAGAAAAGAAAAGATACTAAACAGCAAAAACCGTTTGACTAAAGACGGATACGCTAGAGTGAATTTACATAGAGAAGGTAAAGGGAAAGATTTTAGAGTTTGTAGACTTGTTGCTACACACTTTATAGATAACCCTGATAACAAATCTACTGTAAATCATATTAACGGTATCAAAACAGACGATCGTGTTGAAAATTTAGAATGGGCTACATCAAATGAAAATATGAAACACGCTTACGATACTCAACTTAAAAAGGGTATGAAAGGCGAAACAAATTCTCAATCTAAATTAACAATGGAACAAGTTGAAACTATCAGAAAACGTTATAAACGATATAGTAAAACAGATGGAACTGTTGCAATAGCTAGAGATTATGGCGTAACACCAAGAGTAATCAATCAAATTGTTAATAATAAATCATATAAAATCGATTAATAACGTGTAACGACTATCGAAAGCGCACAAAAGGCACTCATTAAGTTGAGTGTCTTTTTGTGCAGTTAGTAGAGTACACTCAAGCGAGTGGAAACGGGAGGCACTAGAAATAGTGAAGATATAGTCTGAACTGTATGGAAACATACAGAGAACATCGCAGCGAAATGTTCGTAACACAATGTGAAGAAGCATACCAGATTGAAACGTTTGATAAGTTTAGTACCGTAACCGAATCAATTCGAGGTAGTATCGACGCACCAGACTTCTTCAAACAGATAACAGTGACATTCAACCCGTGGTCAGAACGCCACTGGCTCAAACGTACATTCTTCGATGAAGATACTAAACTTAAAAATACATTTTCGTATACAACAACGTACAGAGTTAACGAGTGGTTAGACCAAGCCGACATTGACCGTTACGAAGATTTATATCGTACTAATCCACGACGTGCAAGAATTGTATGTGATGGTGATTGGGGAGTAGCAGAAGGATTAGTATTTGAAAACTTTGAAGTTAAAGAGTTTGATTGGGTTAAAAAGTTAAAAGATAAACAAGTTGTAGCACATGGCAGTGACTTTGGTTTTACTCAAGACCCAACAACACTTGTTAGTACTATTGTAGATACACAGAACAAAGAATTGTGGATATACGACGAATATTACCAAAGAGGTATGCTTACCGACGAGATATATCAAATGTATATAGATAAAGGATTGAAAAATGCCGAGATAATAGCTGATAGTGCAGAGAAACGTTTAATTACCGAAATCAAGCGTAAAGGTATTTCAAATATTAAACCATCTGTAAAAGGTCAAGGATCTATTATGCAAGGTGTTCAATTTATACAAGGGTTCAAAATATACGTTCACCCATCTTGTGAACATACTATAGAAGAATTAAACACTTATACATTTGACCAAGACAAAGACGGTAACTGGTTAAACAAGCCTATAGATGAAAATAACCACATACTCGATGCTTTGCGTTATAGTTTAGAGAAATTCCACTTCCCTAGAAATAACAAAACAAACGTCAATATTAAGAAAAACATTAGCCGTGCTAAAGCTATGGGCTTATAAGGAGGTAACACATGGCACACGTTAACAACTTTGAAAGAGATCTTGAGCGTCGTCAAATGCGTGATGAGATATATAGACGTGACGCAGTTGAAACGTACAAATATGATGGAACTACACAAGACTTGTTAGATAATTCTAACGATATCAGTGACTTCATTCGTCATCATTTAGAGGCGCAAGTTCCAAGATTACAAATGTTAGATGATTATTATCAAGGTTTAAACTTTAACATCATGCGTAACAAACGTCGGAGAGAGAAACACTTAGCAGATAATAGAGCAGCGCATGACTTCGCTTCATATATCACTGACTTTATTAATGGTTATTGTTTCGGACATGCAATACAAGTGCAATCAGATAAAGAAATGACACAAAATAAATTGAATGACTTACACAGTCTTAACGATGTAGATAGTCACAATCGCTCTTTAGGTTTAGACTTGTCTATCTTTGGTAGAGCGTATGAATACATTATACGTAACCAAGAAGATGAGGTTAGATTTTACAAATCAGATCCACGCAATACTTTCGTTATATATGACACAAGCGTAGAGAAGAATAGTTTGATGGCTGTTAGATATTGGAAAGTAGCAACAGAAGATAGCGTAGAGTTAACGGAAGTTGAAAGCAACATTTACTATGTTGATGTTATTACGGATAAAGCAACATACTTCTATGAGGCAAACAGCGTAACTAACTTAGAATTGTCTGAACGAAAACCACCAGAGGCGCATTCATTCGGTAGAGTTACTATTACAGAGTTCAGCAACAATGAAAAACGTAGAGGAGACTTTGAGAAGGTTATTCCCCTTATTGACTTATATGATGAAGCTCAGTCAGATACAGCTAACTATATGAGTGATTTAAACGATGCAATGTTGTTAATTAAAGGTAACGTTGATTTAAACGAAGAGGTAGCAACTTTACAAAAAGAAGCAAACGTATTCCATTTAGCACCTCCTGAATATGCAACAGTGGATGACAAAGTCACTGAAGGTAATGTAGACGCTCAATACATCTATAAACAATATGATGTGAGTGGCGTTGAAGCATATAAGACACGAATTGCTAAAGACATTCACACGCTTACTAACACACCAGACATGACTGACGAAAACTTTGGAGGTCAACAATCTGGAGAAGCCATGAAATATAAGCTATTTGGTTTAGAACAACGTACAGCAATCAAAGAAGGATTGTTCCGGAAAGGATTGGTTAGACGTTACAAGTTAGTCGGAGAAATTATGGGTGTGAATAGAGAAATAGATAAAGACAATCTCAAAGATTTAGTATTTACGTTCACTCGAAACTTACCTAAGTCAATTACAGAAGAAATGCAAATGTACATGAGTGCTGGTGGAGAAATTAGCCAACAAACACTGATGTCTCTTGTATCTTTCATAGACAATCCGCAAGATGAAGTCAAACGTATCGAGAAAGAACAAGAAGAAAAGATTAAGCACTCTGATAGTTTGATGTACAACGAACAAGGTTTTGACAGTGAACCTAACAACTCTAGTCAACCCGATGAGGAGTGATGAGTGATGACTTATTGGGATAAAAGAGCTCAAGAGATTATTAAAGATGAGACAATGAGCGATAAGGAAATGAGTCAAGAGATTGAACGCATTGTTAAAAACATGATTGACGATATAGAGAATGAGATATCTAAGTTCTATGCAAGATACGCAGACAGTGAAGGTATTTCTATTTCCGAAGCTAAAAAGAAGGTAGATACTTTCGACGTTCAATCTTTTGCTAATAAAGCAAGGTCATACGTTAAAAACAATGACTTTAGCGATAGAGCGAACAGAGAACTTAAACAATACAACACAGCGATGTATGTGAATAGAGAGAAGTTACTTAAAGCGCAGCTAGGACTCATTGTAACGTACTCATATGCTCGTATAGAGCAATCTATTTATAATTACATGGAATCGTCTTATTATCGTTCTCTTGAGCAACAAGCAGGTATTTTAGGCGAATCAATACATGTATCACTCAACGATGTAAAAACAATTGTCACTGCTCCATTTCAAAATTCTAACTGGTCACGTCGTTTATGGCGTGATATGAAAGTTGTTCGTACTCATGTTGAAAAGGCTACAAGCCAAGTATTGTTAAGAGGACGACACCCTTATGAGTTTGTGAAAGAGTTTAGAAAAGAAACAGGTAATAGTACTTACGAAATAAGACGTTTACTCATAACAGAAGCTGCTAGAGTGCAAACGTTAGCTGCAAAGCGTCATATGTTAGAACAACATGGTCCAGATTCAGAATATGAATATCACGCTAAGATTGATGGTAAGACTACAAAAACCTGTAGGCACTTAAACAATAAAGTATTTAAAGTCAAAGATATGAAGCCTGGTGTGAACGCTCCGCCAATGCATCCTTTTTGTCGGAGTGCTGTAGCGCCACACATCAATCCTAATTGGAGAGATGAATTCTTTGAAGAACGCGAAGGAAGATATTTCGGAGGCGTTGTTAAGTGATTAAATAACTGAAAGGGAGGTGTTGTAATTGGCAGAAACAAACGATGTAACAAATACGCCGCCAGTTACCAACGAAGGTACTGCAGAAGAAATTGTAGATAATTCCATAGGCGACTATGAAGATGCTGATTGGGAAGAAGAAGAAGTCATCGATACAGACTTTAGCGATGAAGAAGATTCAGAATATGAAGATGACTTTATGGATCCAGATGACGAAGAATTTGAAGAAGAGAATTGGGAAGAAGATTACGATTTTTCAGATGACTTTGATCAAGAGGATATAGATTTCTTAGAGGGACTTGGTGGTTCTGGAGATGAAATAGAAGAAGAGTACGAAGAGGACTACGAAACAGAAGAAGGTCTTTATGATGTAACTGAACTTGATAGCGACACAATTGATGAGTTTGACAAGTACGATGAAAGTTACTTGCAAGATAGATTAGATGATGTGTATGACGAATACAATCAGATATTTAATAAAGAGCCATCAGATATCATCAAAGATAGTATGACAACTCAAGAGAAGATAGACAAAATTGTTGATGCAATTCAAGAGGGTGGAAACGGTGTGTAATGAACGTATCGCTAAAGCTCTCGAAGGCATTCAACATGAATTGAAAAGATTGAATGACTCGAACCCTAGTAACCAAGCACAAGTGAAGCAGAAAGAGCCTGAGAAGAAAGAGTATAAACCTAAAAATTTCATCTGAGGTGGTACTTATGTCAAAACGTGAAGCAGTTGGTCCTGGCGTTACCGCGCCAATATCTCGTCAGTAGGATACGTTAACCTACTCGACCTCAGTAAGTCGTTAAACTGCTAAAAATGTAATCAACTGGATTAATACAATGTAATAAACATAAACATCAGCACACTTTATTGGGCTTAACTGCACTATAATGGGTGCTTTTTTTATGCGTAAAATCATTCGTGTTAAGACTGTTTGAAAGGACGATATATATGAATGAAATTAAACGATTAAAGCTAAATTTACAGCATTTCGCTGAAGATAATCCAAATGATCCTGTAGTAAAAGATAAACAAAGCGGAAATGACCAAGAAGATGATGACAAAGAAATTTTTGAATTAACTCAAAGTGAGTTAGATAGTCAAAAACACAAGGCTGTAAATAAAGCATTAGCAAATCAAGAGAAAAAATTCGAACAAAGGCTAAAAGAAGCTGTTGAAAATGCGCGTTCTGAAGGCGAAAGCTACGCTAAGTTAACTGAAAAAGAGAAGAAAGACAAAGAATTTGAGGAACGCGAACAAGCCTTAGCAGAAAAGGAAAAGAAATTCAGATTACGTGAACTCAAAGCTGATGTGGAGAACGACCTTAAAGACAAAGGTCTACCTACTTCATTTGCAGAGTCACTAATCCATTTGGAAGATAACGAACAAATCAATGAAGTTGTCAATGCGATTAAGGAAGATTTCGACAGAGCAGTTCAAGAACAAGTAAAAGAAGCTACTCGTCAATCAACGCCGTCTGGACAACGAAGTGATGTATCTAGTAACAAAAAGACAAGCGATAGTTTTGCAGAAATAGCAAGACAAAATAGAATAATTCAATAAAATGGAGGCATTATAAATGGCAAACGTAAAACCGCAAACATTCAATCCAGATAATGTAATGATGCATGAGCACAAAGAAGGAGAATTAGCTGACCAGTTCAATGATCCTATTCTTTTAGATGTATTACAAAACTCTAAAATCATGCAATTAGGTAAATACCAAGATATGGGTGGTAAATCAGAGAAAAAGTTCACTTATTGGGCAGATAAACCAGGCGCTTACTGGGTAGGAGAAGGTCAAAAAATTCAAACTTCTAAACCTAGCTTACTTGAGGCGTCTATGCGTTCTCATAAATTAGGTGTTATCATCGTTGCTTCTCGTGAATACTTAAACTACACTTACTCTCGTTTCTTCGAAGCAATGAAACCTCAAATTGCTGAACAGTTCTATAAAAAGTTTGACGAAGCAGGTTTATTAAATGTAGATAACCCATTTAAACAATCAGTAGAACAATCAGCTACTGCAGCTAACAATGTAGTAAAAGGTGATATCACTTTAGATAATATCTTAGCTTTAGAGGACACTTTATTAGAAGATGATGTAGAAGCTAACGCTTTCTTATCTAAAACACAAAATCGCACTGCATTACGTGGAGTTCGTGATGAAGATACTAAAGAAAGCTATTATGACCGTGCTAACAACACACTAGACGGACTACCAGTTGTTGACCTTAAATCAGATCAATTTAAAAAAGGAGACTTATACGCTGGGGACTTCAACAAAGTGTTCTACGGAATTCCTTACAACATGTCTTACAAAATTTCAGAAGATGGTCAATTATCAACTGTACAAAATGCTGACGGTTCACCAGTAAACTTATTCGAACAAGAATTAATTGCTTTACGTGTAACTATGGACGTTGCGTTCCATATTGCAGACGATAAAGCATTTGCTAAGTTAACAGCTGGTTCTGGTTCAACTGGTGGGAATACTGAAACTGTATAATTAATCTAGGAGGTCTTACAATGGCTTATTCTTACAAAGTAGTTCGACCGTTCGTAGATAAAGAAGATGGTAAAGAATATAAAGTAGGAGATGAATTCTCCACTGATATTACTAATGAGCGTATCGAACAACTATTCCATAAACAAAACGTATATAATGAGCAATATATCGCTTTAGATGTAGATGCTAAAGCAACAAAAGCTGAATTGTTAGAAGTAGCTGAAAAACATGGCGTAGAGGTATCTAAGGACGATACAAAAGCGGTAATTATAAAAACATTGGAGGGATAACATGGCTACATTAGAAAATGTAAAAATGTTACTCTCTATCGATGATGATAAGCAAGATGAACTACTCAAAATAATCATAAACAATACAGAAAAGCGTTTGATTAGTTTACTCCCACTTGAAACCGAGGAAATACCTGAAAGACTCGAGTACATCGTGGAAGAAGTATCAGTCAAACGCTTTAATCGTGTTGGTGCTGAAGGAATGACGCAAGAAAGTATTGATGGTCGTTCTAATACTTTTCAAAGCAATAATTTTGATGAGTATATGGACGTTATCGATGCTTTGTTTCCTAAAGAGACAAGTAAACGTGGTAGAGGTGTTTTCTATTGAGATACAACAAGCGTGTGAAGTTCTCTAAGGAAATTAAAGGTGGTTACAATCCTAAAACAAGTAAGTACGATGTTAAGGAACAAGTGTACAATGAAGTTCCTTGTAATATATCTCCTTTATCCCCACAACGTACTAATCTTGAGTATGGAGATGTAACCAAAGATATTAATGTCATTCGCTTAAATGGTCGTTTTGAACCAAAAGTGACTCATGCTTATATCAAAGATTCAAAGTACATTATCACTAAACGTATCGACTATGAACACGACACTGTATTCTATGCAGAGGAGGTTAAATAGTGGCTGGAGATATCGATGCTCTAATTCGAAAGCTAGATCGAATGCACAGTAGCATTGATGATGATGTTGACGAAGTGCTCAAAAATAATGCTGGCGAGTTTGCTAAAGATACTGTTGTGAGTGCTAAGTCAGTGATGAATAAAGGTTACTGGACAGGAAATTTAGCTAGAATGATCAGAGATACAAAAATTGGCGATATGAAGTATGCTATTACCTCTAATGCGGGATATAGTGGCTTTTTAGAATATGGTACGCGTTACATGGCTCCTGAAACGTTTATGTTCCCTGTTTATGAAAGATACACTCGAAAAGTCAGAGAGGACCTCGAGAAATTAATAAACGGTAAAACGGGGGGCATGTAATGAAACAATCAGCTAAACTTCAACTATTCAATTACTTATATGAAAAATTTAGTGAACTTGGTGTCCCTGTTATTGAAACAAAAGAGTTAAACCAA